GTTTTATATGATCTGTTTTCCATTTAGTTATACCATTATGATAGATATAATCTAGTTGTTCTTCCCAAGATAAATACTCGGCTTTTCTATTTGCGTCTGCTTTTGCATTATTTTCAAGTTTTGTTGCTTCAGTTTCTAATGCGTTAAGTTGTTCATCAGTTGGTTTTGTTTTATCTGTTGCGTTCCACTCTTTAATATAAGGTTTACTTACTCCATTAATTCTATCGTCTTGTAAAATTATTTCTTCAATGTAGTCTGGTGTTCTACCTAAATATATTTCTACTTTTCTACTTAAATTTTTCATATTAATCTAACCTAAATGCTAAAAATTGTGTTCCTACTTGATCTGCTGTGCCTGTACCAGAATGAATATCTAAATTAACATAAGCCTCAACATAATCACTAGCTGACAAATTCATTAGACCAAAAATTACCATTGAATATTCGTATGTTGTACCAGAACCAGCACTTAAATTTAGATTGTAAAATGTATCGTTTACAGCAGATCCATTTACATAAAACTTTGAATATAATCTTTTTATTTGTCCATAAAGATTTGCTGAAGCATGAAAAAAATATCTTCCATCACTTGGCACAACATATCTATCTTGACTTGTACTAAATAAACTATTTGGGTCGTATTGTTCAGTATTATATTCAACTTTTGTCCAAGTATTGTGTGCGATTGAACTTTGATTTCCACTTCTATCTGCATAAACTATTTCTGTTCCAGCGGCACCCCCAGCATCAGCAAATTCTAATTGACCTGTAGCAGTAGCACCACTTCCTGTTATACTTTTTACTTTTAAAAATTTATCAGCAGTTACATTATTGTCTGGCATTTTTAATTTATACGATTGACCAGCCGAATGATCTGGCGAAATTAGCTGAATCGCGTGGCTGTTAGAACTACAGTTAAGGGCGATGCTTCCAGAATCTGAACCACTACCTTTTACTGTGACACCTGCACTAGAACCATCAGTTATAAAATCTGTTTTGTTTTTTGTAATTGCACTATCAACAACGCTTGTTGCAACTCCGACATCATTAACATTTCCAAGAACAAGAATGAAGTCGATTGCATCGCTTGATGTTAATGCACTAGCAAAAGTAATTGTTGATCCAGATATTGTAAAACTTGATCCCGGTTTTTGTATTGTACCATTTAAACTAACAATCATGTGATTTGCAGATTGTGGCGAAAAGTTTACTGAATTTCTTTGCATTGTGTAACTTGCAGTTGCACTTGCTGTGAGATTATCTAGTAGAACGAAATCACCAGACGTGGGTGTTGAACCAATATACGACATTATGGTTTACTCCATACTGAATGTGTTAGTTGACCAAAATTAGCTTTGGTTTTATCTTTTTCTTTATTCAATAATTCATCATACTTTGAAGAATCATAATCATTAGTAATATCTCTTAATGATTGTCGCCAAGTTTTATATTTATCTTCCATTGTAAAATCACTATTAGCCATAAAATCTGTTTCAGCTAATTTTTGATTTCTTATAATTCTTATTTGATTTAATTTTCTTTCATCAGATTTACTATCCCAATCAGTTTTCATTTTATCCCATTGAGTTTCTTCTTCAGTTGTAAATTGTATTACCTCTCCATTTACATTTTTAAATCTTGGCATTATTTAACTCCGTATAATCTAAATGTTCCAGAAATCGTTGCACTGTCTGGTGTAATAAATCTGATTGCAGTTAAATTATTATTCATTTTAAAATGACCACCCAAATCAAGAATACCAATGTCATCTTGTAAACCATACATAATTCTTGATGTAATTACTTTATAATGACTATCAAATGCGTTCCATATTCTTAATTCGCCTTGTATGTTTTCATCTCCATCAAAGTAAGCTGCACCATTATTTAAAGAGAATTGTGTATAAACATAATCGCCTGTACCTAAATCTGAACTATTACCATCTCCGTTTGTTCTTCTTCCGTATCTTGCTGAGCCGTAACTTCCATTTGTTATAAAACCACTTGAAACACCACATTGAACATCTAAAAAACTAGAGTTTGAACTTAAATCTACATTTTGAAAATAAACTACAAAATGATGATAGTCGGTTTTGAAATATGCAGTACCATTAAGTTCTACAGTAGAGGCTCCACTAGCATTAACAGTTAAAAGTAATTCATGAGTTCCTCCACCACCTACATAACTTGCGTCTATTCTTTTTAAAGTTCCACCATCAGATATTAAAAATTCATCTGTATCTGCTGGTGCTTCTGCTAATTCTGATAAACCTGTTATTACAGTTGCGTCTAAATGCTCTTCAGAAATAGAATTGTCAGCTATTTTATCAGCATTAATAATATCATTTGTAATATCACTTGCTGTTAATGGTACTGAAGCTGGTTGTACTCCTATAAATCCCATATTAAGTTATCTCTAATATACTTAATGTTGCGTCAATTTTTGCTGCAACAGAACAATCAATTTGCAAAACGTCAGTTGCTCCCAAAACTATTTTACCACCTGTCAAAACTTCAAGCGTTGAATTTGCCGGGATAGTGACTGTGCTTATTAATTTAACATTTTCGTTTGTTTCTGTGTCTGATGTATCAGATTGCATATTGACAGATGCAGTGACAGAAGCAGTATGAACGTTGCACAATAAAAGACCAACAATGATTGTTTGCGTTGAACTTGGACAAGTATAAATTGTTAATGGCGTTCCTGCACTAGCCGGCATAGCTGCGTTTGTTTTATTTTTAAATGTGTTGGCCATTTATTCTCCTATCCTAATGCTATTGCAAGTGCGGCTGCCTGTGGGTCAGTTTCTGAAATTGTTC